GTTTTAAATATTTCAATCCGCATCACTCCAAAATAAAAGGGCTAGCTAAATGCTACCCCTTCTTTGTAATCTTCAGTTGTAATTTGTTTGTATTGATCAGCATTGATATTACCAATCGTTACAAAGTCGGCTACATCCTTATTAACATAGCCATTAATTGAATACATAAATTTAATAAAATCAAACATTATTTAGTACCTCCGTCCGTCATTGTATTTTGTACCGCTACTTGTTTTCCTAAGAGTGCTAATCCTGCAATCGCATTATCTGCTTTCTTATCAGCCGTATTTGCTGTAGCCAGCGCAGTACCAACTGTCTTACCAAGTAACGCATTGGCTTGAGTCTTTTCTCCATCAGGAGTCATTCCTGTGGCAATATGAACAAGTTGGCTATCCGATTCTCTAACTGTCCATAAATTCCTTTCTTCGTCTAAAAAGGCTGGGTCACTTTCTACAAGTGTCCAACCTTCTTCTTTTGCTTGTCTCTTTGCAGTTTCTTCATCCGTTAAATTTGTACCGATGATATTTCTATTATCATCTAATTGAATTGCTATTTTCATAAGTTACCTCCCTAATATGGTGTTACTTTAGCTACATTTGCTTGCATTGAATTCCAACCTACTGATAGATTTTCTCCATATGTAAATGTTAAATGAACAGTTATTTGACCACTTTTTATCTCAGCATACGAATCCTCAATAGACCGCAAATAATTCTTCCCTGATTTAGTAGTGTAATAAGGAACTTCACTTAAATTACTATGATCATCTTTGGCAAAAGCTACGCTGCCTTTTACATCAAAATAATATTTAGACCCAATGACCAATGCCTCTTTAGGAATCCTAATTGTTTGTAATAACCCAAAAGCATATGGGTGCGTATTCGTACTGTACTTAGGGTCTATATCTACAATATGATCATCAAATGTAACTTCGATACCATTTGGCACGTTTGAATAATAATTATCTACACCTGATAAAACAATTGGCCCGTTAGCATTACCAGAGAATAGTTGAACTGTAGATGGGAACTGTGCCACAGGCTTTTGAGTATAAAATGTATTAATCATAGAAATTCCAAGACTATAAAACTCACCAGTTTTGGTACTCGTTAAATTATCATACGCATATCCAGAAACTTGACTAATACCAACTGAATTACTTCCTGAGTTATATTTGAAATGTAATTCTGGACTCGTTAATTCGGTGGCTGAGCTATCATTCTCACCAATCCCATCAAAAATAACTACCACTTCATTGCCATCAACTAAATCTTTCTTATTAATTGAAATGGGTAAATATTGAGTAGTAACATAGCTCCCCTTAACCGGTGTATTATCTTTACTATATACAAGTGGTACTTTACTGGTTGCACCCATTACTCCTCTCGTAAAAAGATTTTTCTCCATATATGGCACAAATTGTAATCCATCGCCAGCCAAGTTAAGCTTCGTACCCAAATCATCATTAAACTTAGCTGTTGTAGTTCCTGATGATTGTGTGGTCCCTAACCACTCAAGTTTACGTCCTGTTAATGAACCATCAGACAAAAGACCAGGTACATAATTTGCGCCATTTTCATTTGGATTATCTGGATCAGTGCTCCCACCAGACCCTCCACCAAATGCACCAATATCTTCACGAAATTGATCAAAATCAAGAGAGTTTCCAGGACCAACGGGAAGAATCTCTTTGATGTTTCCATCTTTATCCTTATACTTCCCGGACATGACCGAATGTGCCGCTATTTTTCCAACCAAGCCTAAATCATTTTTAAATTCCATGATTTACCTCCTATTTTTTTACAGTTGTGCCATCAAGATAACTACTCATCTCTTGTAGTTTCTTCAATGTATCTGAATCAGTAATCGAAGCACCAGTCTGTGAAGTTGCTACTTTATCTTCAATTTGTTTATCAGTTTCCGTTTTGCTATAAACACTTTCTGATAAATCAACTTGAAAATCATCTCCTGCCTTTTTAGAAATATAAGCTCCATCAGCATTTTTAACCTTTATACCAGCAGGTAATTTAATTAAGACCTTTTGAACTAAATCAAAAAATTCTGTTAATTTCATTATTCTTTACTCTCCAAGTATTCATTTAATTTTTGTAATTTATTTAAAATAGTACTGTCACTAATTTTGTCATTAACGTCGATTTCACCTAATTTTCCATCGACATATTCCTTTGAGGCCATTCCAGTAGGATCAACAGTAACAGTTACATTCTCTGTTCGACCGACAATTACATAAATGGTCAATCTAAACTGCAACAAAACCTGATCAGCAAAATCAGGAATAAATTCAGGTTGTTGAGCGGTCGTAATTGCGTAAAGAATTTCTTCATCCTTATCGTCTTCTTTAGCATAAAGTGCAACCGCATTAATAGAATAACTATCCTCTAACCCATCATTAGTAAAAAGCAACTCAGTACCAATTACTGAATTGCTATTAGGAATATTTTCATCTTGATTTGTGATGGTTCCTGTTTGAACTTCATTTGGTAATTTTGTCAGTGCTTGTAAATCTTCTTCTGACAAACTAGATAAATCATCGCCCGTTGCAGTTGCCCTGGTAATAGTGAATTTTGTTTTACCATTTGCTGCACGGCTAGCTAAATCCAAACCTGCAGATGTCAAAATAGATTCATTATATTTAGACATTTAGTTTTTCTCCTTTGAAATTGATTCCACAGCAATTTGTGGTTTGATTGTGCCAATAAATTTATTCATTGAAAAACTAGATTCTGATTTCATTAAAGCTCTAGCCGTTGCTTCAACAAATAATTGTGGACCTGTAGCACCTGAAAATATATAAAGTTTTGAATCAGCTCGAAATATTAATTTAGGCATTGAAACCGTTGATGAATACAGGTTAGGTTTTGCACCACCAAAGTACTGATGTGTTTCAGTGCTTGAATATGTTTTTAACCTAGGATTAACGCTGGTTTTTACTTGTTTATTTGAATATGAGCCAAAATACTCATGCATATTCAATTGCGTTTTCGATGTAACTATAATTTGAAAAGTGAGATTAGCAGGAAGATAAACGTTCAACAAATATTTCAAACGTTTTATCTGATCATTACTAATCTCACTTCTTTTTGCTTTGGCTATTACATTTCTAATAGCATATTCAACATCTATGGATGCTGGTACGTTCAATGTATGAAGCAGTTCATTGAAATACTTGAGTGTTATAGGTTTAGGTGGCAACATTCTCATCAATACATTGTATCTACGAGTTTCTAATGAATCATTAGGATTGGCATCAATACCCAGTTGGTCCTCATATAATGAGATACCCTGTAAATCAGTCTGCATGACAAATTGGTTCAATAACGTTCTCAGAATCAAATCATCAAACTTAGTAAAATCAACTTGCTCTGCAGCAACTAGTTTTTGCATCTCATAAACATCATCGTAATAATCTGGTAAATAATCTTGTAACTTAACCATTGATTACCACCTCACCAACTGTTGGAAGTTGTGACAGATCATTGTTGAATGTCATTGATATATCTTCTTCACTACTATTAAGTAATGGAATTGAACAATCCACGACACCATCCACCTTCATGATTTCACCCAAAATTTGTGAACGATAAATAACCAACGCATATCCTCTACCAGTCAGTTTGTTCAAGTTGTGCCATGACTGACGTTTCAATAAGAAATAATTATTAACTGATTCAATAATCTTAGGTTTTACCACTTCAATATCTGATTGAACATCAATCTGCACATTAACTGAGACGTCAATTGAGACCTCCTCAGGAGCAACAACCGTAACTGTATGATCAATAGGCGCTAATCCATATCCAAGTCCCGGATCATCAGGTGGATCAATCGCATTTTTAACCTGTGTAAGCAGTTCTTGACTTGCCGCACGTAAATCATTATCAACAATAACTAACTTGACCGTACCGCCACCATTCCACACTGGATAGACTTGAGCGCCTCCTACGGTTGGAATCTTCGATAACATATCCAAATAATCTGCAATGTTCCCGCCATAGGCAATCCAAGAATCCGAGGCAAGCAATCTTTCACGTAAATGGTCATCAGTTTCAGCATCACGAGCTGGAACGGTTACTTCAATGACTTCCGCCCAGGATAATGTGTCATTGGGTGTGACTGGTAAAATCTGACCCAGATACCCATTCGGACGCGTTCCGACTTCTTCTGCTTCCAAAATACCAGTTAGATCATCGTTGATAGATTTCACTTTGTAAAAAATAGGATTATCACCTAACGATGCAAATCTATCTCCAACTTCAACATTGTCTATTGGATTACCTTTAGAATCTAAGAACTTCGCCTTAACCTCTGCTGCAGTTGCATGTTGTCTTGAAGTACCATGCTCAACCGCTCGATAATCAAGAAATTCATTATCAGCAGTCTTAATATAAACCTCTCTAACAAGCATCCCCATAGTCAATGACTGATTAGCCATGAGCATTGCTGCAGGAGCCAGAGCATCATAAATAATCGAACCTTGACGCTTATCGATATCATCAGGAACCTTCTCCATCATCTGTTTAAGATAATATTCAAAGTCTCGTGATTCAATCTGACTTGCTAAACTTTCAGGAGTCACTCACACTCACCTCACTTTCAATTGGAATATCACCATAAATCGTTGTACATGATCCATGTACTTTCAAAATAGTTCGATCTAAAACTTCAATATCATCAACTGTGACTGTTAATACACGGTCATCTTCTAACAATGATTCTTTAACCATTCTTTCAACTTCAACAGTTGCATAATCGAATGACTTACCAAACAGTTCAAAGAAATCATTGCCATATTGATTATCGTAAATAGGATAGACAAATCTTTCAGTTTTCAATATCTTGTCAACTGATTGGATCATTGCTTCATGACCATCGAACTTGTTCATTATTCGGCCATTCTTAACCTGATAGGTCAACGTAGGATTATCCATCAACATCCCTCCTATCATTTCTTCGTTCCAACACATAAAATTGCTGACCACCATCAAAACGAATCATGGTAACTTCATCATCAACTTGAAGTGAGTCATCAATCTCAATCGTTTCAATGACATTGGGTCGATTACCTGAAACTTCACCGATAGTATCCGAATGAGACAACACTTTGATACGTTCCTTGTGCTTCATAACATTACGTCCAAGTACTAAAAAAGACTCAGTGAGTATCATTTGATTACTCGTCTGAATCTTCAATGGATCAATATTTATTACTTTGCCATAAACAACATCGGCATAATCAGAATCATTACCACCTTTGCTATTCATCATTTCGATGAGGCGTTCTCCAGCCATGGTTCATTCACCTTCATTTCTAAGCTGCAGTTATAATTTGGTCCAAAATTGTGGGTTGCCTTTGTGATTGCTGTATTGCTGATCCAAAAACCAGCTTTGGACAATTCGTCGATTTGTACATTAACTGAATTACCAGCAATCAAAGACGTATCTCCTAGGCAATCCAAACTCAACGTATAAACTTCTCTATTCTTTTCCTTCAATAAAGCCTTAGCACGTTCTTTCATTTGAACATCGTTAGCTTTGTCCTTAGCATTCTCGACAATCTGTAACTTACCCCAATCCTGAACATCATGAGCTTTGACATCTGTATAAGAAAAGCTAGTAGTCTTTGGATCATCACCAGTTGATTCTGTATCAGTTGTAGATGTAGAAGTAGTCTGTTGTGATTCTGATGAATTCTTTTTAACGATACGAACTGAATTTGCAGCATCATCAATAGATTTCTCAAACGAGTAACCAGTTAGTAATGATTTATCACCGATAATGATATTCAAATCGTTATACGGTGCCTTTCTTAGCTCAACGACATCATAATTGGCAAACAGATAATACATTTGGTTAGTGGCCTTTTGAGTTGCCTCAATTCCTGACTTCAACATATCAAAGTATGTCTTAGAATCAGCCACTTCAGCAGGCAATTTATAATCTGATCCATTAATCACCTTATGAGAAATTTCAGCCATCTTACATGCCGTCTCAAACCGCTGAGAAATAGTTGAGATTGGCCAAACTAATGAATCCTGATTTTTGAGGTATCTCATCTTGTCATAAGCAGTGATACTGAACTTTTTATCCTTGAATGTTGCTTTAAAAATATAGCCAAAAAATATCTTCTGTTCGTCCCATTGGAATTCAACCACATCACCATTTTGCGGATAAAATGAACCATCAAATAACAAATCAAATGTGAATGTTCCTGCAGCAAAGTTCAAATCAGTTACCCATTTAATATTATTGACTAGATCAACAACGTTCCAGGTATCGCCACTGTTCCTACGACCAATCGTAAACTTTGTAATCATGCTGACTTCACATCACTTTCTTTGACCCAGCCACGTGCCCCACCATCCAAAGTAGTTACGTGGTATGGATAAGCCGCACCAGGAACCACCAAAGAAATTTTTCTAGTGGCATTCTGTTCATTCAATCCTGATCCATTACCAGCACTATCACGATGTAACTGACCATTCACAACAACCGTCGATCCAATACCCACCTTATTAGGTGGGCTAGGTCTGATAGGCTCAGTTTTGACTGGTTCAGGTTCAGACTTAGCATTTAACTTCTTAGCAGTGTATGGCTTATATTCCTTAATAACTAAGGTATATGAGTACTCACCATCATATCCATCTTTGAAACCATATTGGAAACTTGAAACAGTAGCTTTAAATGAAATCTTAGTTGAGCTGATGACTAATCTCATCGGCTTTTTTGATTCTTGAATTTTAACTAGCCAATCAATGTAATCTTGTGCACTACTCAATAAGTTCTGAGCTGAAACATAATGCTCATCAGCAGGATTGAGTGGCAATATACTCTGAATACTAATTGAGCGTAGTTTTGCATCACCAATTAGATTAACTTCACCTAACCCGATAACTGTCTCACTTTTATCATCGGTTTCGACCGTTAACTGAATTTCAGCCGGATTCAAAGGTAGTTCAAAAGTTGCATTTGAATCATCAGTTATATAAATTCCAAAATGATTGTCCATTTTATCCCTCCTATGCTAATGAAGCATTATTTTTTTCTATGATCTTATCTTCAAGTACTTGTAGTAATCTATCGCCATCATAATTAACATTACCGGTTGAATTGATTTGAATTGCTCCTGATTCAATCACAACGCTTGAGTTATTTGATGACGTATTACTTGTTGAATCATTATTGTTAGTCGTACCTGATCCACCAATGTTATTACCAAATGGCGAACTATTTGGAACATCATTCCTAACAGTCCCATTGATACCGACATTTGTATTTTCGGCAATACCTGACAAGGCAGAAGCTACAGCATTAATCATGTCCAAGGCTCTACTGAATCCACTAGCTAACATATCTCCAGGATTGGCCCCAGACATTCCTGCCATTGTCATCGGTCCAAGTTGAGGATTCATATTACTTGCTGCATCTACAACACCTTGAGCCATGGAACTTGAAGCATCAGCTGCAGAACCTGAATCACGATTTAATCCATTAATTAGTCCTTGATCAACCCAACGACCATATTGATTGAACAATTTAGATGGTGAGCCGATATGAAGTACTGACTTAGCAGCACTAACTACCTTACCGGCTACACTCTTAACAGCACTAACTGCTGAACCGATCATCGATTTAATACCATTTACCAATCCTTGAATCAAATCCTTACCTACTGAAACTAATGAACCAACAAATCCTTGAGCTGCACTAACAGCACTTGAAATACCACTACTTACAGCTGATACAACCCTAGACATTGCACCGACAATTGCCGAAACCATCATCGTACCAGCCATGATAAATGCTGTGGCTAATCCAATGACTGCACCAGCAACCATAGTAAGTCCTCCGGCTACAACCATAAGGGCTGCGCCAACTATCAGTAATCCTGCACCTAGAATAATAGTTGCAACTCCAAGCAATAGTGCACCCACTGCCGCAATCATCATCATAGGAGCTGCCATCATCAAAGCAACGGCAAAAATCATCATGCCGACTCCAGCAACTAATGCAACAGCAGCAATCATAACCATGGCAACAGCCATCAGCATTAATCCAACGGCTCCAACAATTGCTAATGCAGATACTAACATCAGTCCAACACCTAGCAGCAATACTCCGACTGCTGCAACCATTGCACCTGCACCTACAATTATCAATGCAACTCCGAACAACAGTGCACCGACTGCACCAATCACGAAACCAACACCTAAAATGGCAATGGCAATTCCTAATGCAAGTACCCCGATGGCTCCAACAATTGCAGCCAATCCGAATACCGCAACAGCTCCGGCAAGTGCCAGTAATCCTATTGCAGCACTAACTCCATATTGAGCTATAACCGGCAATTGGGTTGCCAACAATGCGATGCCAGCTGATGCAACAAGAACAGCAATACCAATCAATAATAATGCTGCTCCCATGACTAAGAATCCACTTGCTCCAGCCAGTAATGCAGGACCTAATAACTTAACGACCACTGCCAAGACAATAATTGCGGCAATCATCCCAAAGAACATTGCAACAGCAGGCATACCAGCCGATACCAACATAGTTGTGGCAAATGCCATCATTAACAATCCTCCACCGGCTAATGCAACACCAGCACCGATCATCACGATGGCTTTTCCCAGTTGCATTAAACCAGCCGCTGATTTGCTTGATTTACCAGCATCAGGTATTGGAACAGATTTTCCAGACATTCCTGAAAAAGCTTCCTTAAGTGCACTTATACCTTTAGCAATTCCCATAGCGGTTTTAATAGCTTTGATCGATACAGCTAAAATACCTACTGCAACTGCAATTGCCTTAATTTGACCAGCATCCATCTTAGACAATGCATTTAACCCTGCGACTATAGCAGTAAACACAATACCCTTCATACCAGTCTTCATAATTACAAACGCGACCCCAATTGCTTTCAATGTTCCAGGATCCAATCGACTGACTGCATCTGCAATTGTACTTATTCCTTTAGCTGCACCTTTAATTGCCCCACCGGCTATTTCACCCAAACTACTAAACGGGTTCTTACCACCAGCTGAAAATTTACTAAATATACGTTGTACTGAATCACCTAATGTTGAAAACATATTTTTTACAGAATCTATAGCACCAGTACTCTTAAAGCCATCAAATACTTTACCTGATATACTAATGATTTTGTTTACTGCAACTATTGCCTTATCCGCTATCGAATCGAAATTCACATTACCAATGGAATCAGTTAAGTTGCTAACCATAGTTATTCCAACTTTACCAAATTTATCAAAAGCACCTTGCATCTTATTAGCAACTGTTTCCTTAAGTCCATCCATTGCTTGACCGACTGTCTTATATTGAGTAGCCATTTTACTGAAATACTTATTTGTCCCGGTTGATGAAATTGCATCAAAGAAATCTTGAGTCGCAACCTTACCATCCTGAACACTGGAAACTAATTGTTTTGTGGACATCCCCATTGATTTAGCAACTTGAGATACACCTGCAGGAGTCTGTTCTAGCATCAACTTGAAATCCTGCCACTGAACCATTGGTTTAGCAGCCATCTGAGTAGCTTGTTGACTCAATGTCTTCATAGCTTGTTGAGGATTATCAGACGCAGCTGCCAATCCACCAAAACCTTTAACAAGTTTCCCAGTTCCTTTAATACCAACAGCAGCTAATTGACTATACGTCGATGCCATATCAGATGCAGAATAGATTGTTTGTTGAGCAAATTTCTGCATGGATCCTTTAGCAACAGCAATTTGCTTTGGAGTTTTACCCATCATCTGCATATTTCCATCAAATGTTTGCCATGCCTTACTAGCTTCATTTAATTCACCGATCATTGCAGTAATACCAGTTGTTGCCATCCCAATACCTTTAGTTATGCCGGCACCAACAACAGTTCCACCCAATACTGACTTGAACAATCCACCAGTCTTGCTAGCTGACTTATTTAATCCATCAAACGAATTTCCACTCAAGGCACTTTTGAATTTGCCAAATGCTGATTGTCCTTTACTAAGTCCAGAATTCAACTTATTAAGTGGCGCTGTAAAACCATCCATGATCTTAATTGCAGCACTAATAGTAGCCATATATTAACCTCCTTTCCAAAAATAGCCAGAGCTAATAGTGTTTAGACCTGGCTTTTCGTTTAGCGTTATCTTCTTGACGTTTTTCTTCTCTAACTCGTAGATCAATTCCGGCAATCACTAATGCTTTTTCTCTATTTGAAAAGGAGGTCCATTGATGTGGCAGCCAATGATATTCATTCATCACATAGAAATAATAATTAATATCTGCGGCACCTGGATTGTCAGACTCTACTAGTTTTTTACTTCATCACTCAAAACATTGACATCTTCACTGTCAAATCCTGAAATCTCCTGAACCTCTTGGCCTAGTTCAACATATTGACCAACAAGTAACATCTTCTTCAATACTTCAGCCGGTTTAGCAATACAATCCCAACTCTTTTGAAGTTCTGCATTATTCAAGTCAGGAGTTACAACACTAGCAGCAATTAGTAAATCAATATATTTATCTTGATCAGTCGTTGTTGTGATTTGACGCGTTTGTTTGTCCTTAACTTTTCTAGTCGCTTGTTTTTGCAAAGCAGAGTTTTCTTCGGCTGTAATCGACTTGATCACAAACGGGGATTTGAACCCCTTGAATCTAATCTCCTTTGTTTCGACTTGTTGTTCGACGTTCTCCATTAAGAAATCACTAACACTAGTTACCATATATATATTTCCTCCAATTTTATAAATCAAATCCTGTAAATGCTGAAACCAAGTCAAATTCTTCGAATGTGAAGTCTGATTCCCATTCCATAACTCCATCATCTGCTTCAAAATCCGCAATAGGAATATCATCCAAATTGACCTCGCCTAAATGAATTGTTTGTTTACCCGCTCTCGAAGTCTTATCCTCAATGCTCAATGTAATTTCAAAATACAAATCTTTACCACCTTGCATATAAGGCAATGCATATTTCAACCAATTGGAACTGATAATGTAACCACCTAGAGTACCGGTACCTTCAATAGAAGTAACCTTTTTACGCTTCCAGTGACTACCTAGTACTTGAATATCTTCTTTGTTCTTCTCAATCTTTGCTGTGAACTTATTACAATCAATCAATGAAATGATTTGGCCATTAATTGTTGCATAGACCTGTGCATCCTTTGTTGAAATGGTATCTCTACCATTCAAAAAATTACCTAGTGTATTTGTTTCAGGCATATTTAATTGCTCCTCTCTATTGAACGACAATCGTCATGTATAGTTTTTCCATCGAATCAATTGGTGTAACTGCAACAGTAGCGACAATTGAATCACTGTCTTCACCAGGTTCAACGGTTAAATCTGATGAATCAAATGCTGAAATAATCCCTGAACTTACCAGTCCATTCATATATCCAACACGATTAGCCTTGAACAGATCACGACCAGTTTCATCATTATTGATTTTCCCAATAAACGTAGCTTCAAATACGTTCTCAAAGTCTGTGGCAATGTCATCCAATGTTCTGATAACACGATTCTTTGAAAATGATTTTGGCTTGTCATCGCTGAAAGATGTTAATGAATTAATATCCTGTTCAATAACAACACGTCCGCCACGCTTAGCTGTGAATACGATCCAGCCACTGTTCAATGCCTTAATTGTTTGTTCATTGTTCAATGATGGATACGTTGAAACCGCCCCAGGATATTCAGAATAAGTAAGTGACTTGCTTGAATCTGTTGCTGATGAAATACCGGCAAAATATCCTGCTGCAGTGGTTGTATCAATCTGTGTACCATCTTGAAGAATCACACCATTTGATACGACCGATACACCTTCGTAGTCATATTCGTAGCCGCCTTCATATACCGGAACGACGGCACGTACTTTATAACCTTCACCATCACGTAATCTTTGAACTGATTGAGCTAATAATTGGTGAATATTATCATCTGGTTTAAATCCTGCTGCAGTAACCACATTGAATTGTTCTGTTTCTAATGCATCATTCATCAATTCAGTTACTTCAACAGTCTTAGTTGTTCCACCTGCTAGATCATAAGTAGTTGTTGCTGACAATGTCTCTAGCTTGCTTTGACCAGGAACAGCAGTAAATTCAGCTCCATCTTCAACTGGCTCAACACTTGCTGCAGGTTCAGATTTATCATCGACAAATTCAACATCGATATAATCATTTGAAACTAATCCTTGAGCAGTAGTTGTACGAATAACTTGTTGATCAACAACTTCAGTTCCATAGATAGTTGAAACAGTAATACGTGTTAGATCATTAGGGTCTTTTACTACTGAAATGTGCAAATCATTTCCCTTTGTTCCTGGATACTTGGCAATGAATTTCCAAGGTAAAGCATCGTCAGTTAATTCAGACTTAGTTCCGTCATTGTTATTAAGCAATAATACAGTCAGTGCACCCTTTAATGTCTCTCTCAACGCTCCGAATTCAGGAGTTGACAATGGTGCACCTAATAATGCTTTGAAATCAGAATTAGAATCCAGTTCAATAATTCCTTTAGCTCCCCAATCTAATTGAGTCTTACCAATCAACATTGTTCGGCCTAGCGATGTATCTTGCTTAGGTTGAGCAGCACCAACCGTATTGATATAGGCACCAGGACGGCGCTTATTTTGAGTTTTCCATGTTCCACCCATTAATTGATTCCTCCTTTAAACTTCTTAATTAATCTTTTTGCTTCAGTGAGTGAATACTGATCACTATCTGAAAGGACGATTTGTAAAATATCTCGATCAATGACACTGAACCCATCACTTTTAACCAATGAATCTTTAGTAAATTTATCTTCCATCAGCAATCTTCCCTTTAAATTTCATATTTCGTTGCTTATCTGTTTCATCAATCCTGTACGCTCTGACTTGAATACCAAATGTTAATAACAACGTATTATCATCAGATTGTTTAAAGTTTCGATCACGAATCACAGCATAATCAGTTAATTGAGTGAAATTATCTAACAAAATCTCTTCCACATTTTCTATATCATCTTTTGAATCATCTAACTTAGGAAAATAAACTAACTGATAGCTGTAATTTCTCATTTGAATATTAAATAATTCGGGCTTAACGCCTGTAACAATCTTTTCAACAAAAAAAGATGGCTCTTCAAAGCCACCTTTCTGATTTTCTCGATATATTGGAATATTAGGAAAAATCTTTGCTAATTCATTTCCAATTAAATCTATAATACTAACTCTCAATCAAACAGACCTCCCAACTTCTTCATTGCAGGAGTTAACAACATCGGCATCATATCTTCAATTTCAAACAATGTTTCCATAAGCATATGTTGACCTGATACCCAGCCACCACCTCCACGAGTACGATGACCATCTTCAACATATCCGGCATACTCAACGTTATTCTCTATTTCAATCAGGAATAATGCACCATTGTACGTAGGACCATTCAAATGCCAACCTCTTCTCAAGGTGCCACCAGTCCGACCGTCAGTATATCGACCAACAGGCGTTCTGGATTTGACACCTTTAAGTGATTGAGTACCAACACGCTTAGAACTGGACTCAACAGCCTTCCTAATTTCTTGGGCTTCGATTTTACTCTTTACCTTGTCAGCAAACTTTTGAAACTCAGCATCGTCAATTGTTCCCCATGCCATCATCAAACACATCCTTAGCTTTTTCATCTCTGATCATTGCTACTTCTTGATGGCTGACATAGCCCTGATATCCTTTACTGGCACGCTTGTATTTAGTCTTGTGACCATTTACATCAGTAACATAAATATCAGCTCCAGCAGGAATAAATACGCTATTATCAATCAATAACTTAGCATCATACTGATCGGTACCAAAAAAAGATTGTTCAGAAGGCTTTTGACCTCCCAGGATAACCTTGGCTGGATGATTTTCAACTATAGTTACATCTTTACTATCAGTAAAAGCTCCTTTTTGAGTCCCAACGACACCTTTAATCGTCACTCTGTCATTCCACAACTTAGGTAATACTCTACCCATGTGTTTGAATGCACCAATCATCGCTGGATCCTCCGATAACTATTTAAAATCGTTACGTAATTGTCGGACAACGGATTAATTGATTGAAGTTCAGTAAAGATGGTTGCAGGAGATTTAAAAGTAACTGACGTATCACCTTCTGATAATGATTGAACATCATCATTCTTATCTTCAATTGGAACAAGGAATTTATGTGAATCAATCAGTTGCATACTGATGCTGACAATAACCTTGTCCAACTCCTCCGGTAATTCAATAACTGGAATATGAGTATAACTTGTTACATCATCAATTACTTTTGATACTACAAAATTAATTATTGAATCATAACTATCCAACTTATTAGTATTCGGTATCAATGATTTAAGAGTAGTAGTTATATCATCAATTCGTGGATGCTCTTCCATTTAAATCACCTAACCTTCTGCTGCAGTCACGGTAACTTCTGTAGTTCCAACAATCTTACTATCTGATTTAGATGTAGCTGTAATTGTTGATGTTCCTGCTGTCTTACCAGTCACAGTTCCACCAGATACAGTTGCTACTGCAGTATTACTTGAGCTCCAATTAACACCACTCTCAGTGGCATTAGAAGGCTCTACTGTTGCAGTCAGCTTAGAAGTAGCACCAACAACAATTGATGACGTGGCAGGGTCTAATGTGACTTTAGTTACACCAATGACTGGAACTGCAACTGTAACCTCTGGAAAATCAAACTTGTCAGTCTTCTTACCATTATCATCAACCAACTCACCCTTAAACGTTCCTGCAGGATAAGTGGCGGGATCCAAATTAACATGAACTGGACTTTCGCCAGTTCCAACTACCTCTGAACCCTTATATACATTTAATGTAGTCATGTAATTCCTCCTTAAATAATTGCTGTGAAATCGGCTCCGCCATCACTAGGTTCTACCTTGATTTGTGAGGGAACCTCTATGCTTTTGGGGCTTTATCTGATGTTACGAATGCAATCCCACGGGTCTTAGTCTTAAGAAGTAACACATCATCATATGATTGTTCATAGTACAAATAGTTACCGCTGTTTTGAGCTGATGGTGCATCGAATCCTACAAATGAATACTTCTCAGGAGCAATTTGCACACCATTGTAAATAAGCATCATGTCGATTTGTTTGGCAGCATCCTCAAGCTTTGATCCAACTTCAAAATCAAATGATGTTTGCATTAGATCAGATGGGACAACCACAATTTTGACATCATCCAAGCTATATACATTACGGTGAATATTAGCTACATCAGTAATAACTAATTGGCGATTAATGGCATCAGCACGTTTCAACATTGAATTAATCTTAGGTGTTACATACAAAAATCTGTTATCTGATGGAATACGTTGCTCATCAAAATTAACCATCATTTGATCAAATAATTCTAAGATGTTCTTTTCGTCAATAGTGTCTGTATAGATATCACCATCAGCGGCATTTGTCTTCTCAATAAACAATTTACTGAACATGTAACGATCCTTTTCAGGCATCTTTTGTTGCAAATTAAATTGACGTGTAACATTTGCCATTGAGATAACCATATTTGATTCGTCAACATCTGATGGGTCAACTAAAGTATCCCAATATCGTTCATTTGTCAGTTCATATGAATCCCAATCATTACTGTAATTAGCTGCAATCGATGTGATTGTTCGACGTGTACGGTTCTTACGTCCTTCTTCAATACTTAAACGTGGAACTTTGATATGTTTAGCTCCATCGAATTTGATAATACTATTTGATGGTGAATTCCAAAGATTTTGTGAATATAAGTGACCGTCATAAAAAGCTTCTTGGACGGCTTGTTGATATGCATCAGCATAATTAACTGTTGGCATTTAATTTTCCTTCTTTCTATTGTTTGAACGCATTGACTAAATCTTGGACTGAATTCTTATCAACGGAACCTTGTCCGCCAGCAGGCTTGTATCCTTGTTTGTTTCCTTCATCGAATAAATAACTATCAGTCTTCTTGAGTGAATCAAGTTGATCATTAACGCCCTCGAGTTCACCCTTATCATTAAGCTTGATAGTGTCCATATTCAAAAGTCCACGGACTGCCTTAGTATTACGAACATTGGCTGAATTTAAGGCGTTGTCTAACGCTCCGTTCAGCTTTGTTTCGGATAATTGGGCGTTAAGGTTATCTGTATCGTCCTTGTACTTGTCTTGCCAGGTCTTTAACTGGCCTGATAAGTCCTCATTGTCTTTAACTTGCTTGGATAGTGACTTAATATCTTTATCACGCTCAGACATTTGCGTCTTCAATGATTCATTCTCTTGCTTAATAGAATCAACATCCCCAAATGACTTCTTAGTATTTTCAATATCAGTACCGTTAGCAGACATGATTTGGTCAATAACTTTATCGTCCAGATTCAATCCTTTTAAAAATTCTCGTTTCATAATTAAAAATCCTCTCTCGTTAGATTTACGTGGAACGGCCACATTTGAGGTATAAAAAATAAGCACTTTTACGACTTACTCAGGTCAAAAGGATATAAAAATAGCACTCAATTAAATTTTTGCTTCCATTCATCAAAGCTCATATTGTTAATAATCTTGCCTTTACCTGTTTCGGGATCACGCATCCAGCGTTCTTTAACTTCAGGTAATCCTTCAATATAAGGAACTGTAGTACACCGACAGTGAGGATGAATTAATGGATAGTTAATGCCTTCCTTTTTCTCCGGCATTTTAAATATTTCACCATCTAAATGAGCACACACTTCACAAGTATGAGATTCAAGTGTTGCCATATATTCATACTCTTCAACCCCTGATTCCTCATAAGCCTTTGCCGTTGCTTCCTCACTGATATGTCCCAATTCAGAAAATACTAATCGATGAATATCTTTCTTACTAACATCTTGAAATCGAGCATGTAACATATTAGATATTTTAGAAGGTGCATAGCCTAACAAGGTTCCCCTCAACATTGTATCCATAAGTTTATCAGGTAATACTTCATGATAGTTTTTCCAAATACGTTTTGAGAAATTCTTTCCTGACCAGGGTTGCCCTGCAATTAGTTTTAACTGATCATCATTAAAATGAGCAAAATTAGAAGAATATCTTGATTGAGCTGACTGCGATTTATAAACCGTCCGCATATATGAATCTTTATATTGAGCTGCTAATGCATCCTCCATATTAGATGCTTCACCCTCAGCAAAATAACCTGCTCTATCTTTAATCTGTTTCTCAAGATTCTGCAACCTAGCAATACGACTTTTAAAATATTCATTATCAAGTTCCTTTTCGTGACCACCTTCGATGGCCTTCTGTTTGAACTGATTCAACGTCATATTCCAATTAGAATTCCCGATATTATTTAATATTTTACGAGCTTCTTCTTCAGGAATATCGTTATTTTTTGAATATCTTCGGTAGTATTGATTAGCTTCGAGGTCAATTTGATTAAGTAACCCCTTGAGTTGAGGTTGTAATGCACGTTCATACGCTTCCGTTGATTTGAGCTGACTGGCCTTAGTTTGGAGGAATCGTTTCTCCCAGTATGTAAGATTACTCATCTTCATTACCATCTAAATCATCAAGTGATTTCTCATTGCTGTATCCATCACCCTTAATAATATTATCCTGTCGGTCTTGCAATTCTTGCTGCCAATCAGTTACAAGCGGATTACCTTTAGCAATTGCTTCATCAGATGTGACACTGGCCACCTGTGATACAACTTGAGCTTGTTCAATATCATTTTGAATAGCTGTACGAGTCCATGTCTGAGTGATTTTACGTCCATCAGCATCAGGAACATTCAACCAATTCATAATTGCTCTTACTAGTTGATTAACACTGTCTCTAAAATATGATTCAGTAACTGATGCTTTCAATTCCAAGTGACTATATAACATCTTAATTGCAACACCAGTAGCATTATTAGTTTCAAAGTCCGATGGATCTATCCCTTGTCCGTGAACAAAGATATCCGACTTGGTAATATCCAATAACGAATTCCTAGCTTCAACAGGAATATCAATCGTTAATGTATCGACACCTGATTTATCACCAGTTCCCATTGAATCAACTTTGATAGCTTTATCCTTAACCAATGTTTCCTTGAACTTATCTAATGACTCACCACCATAATTAGTCAATACAAGGATAACTTGCTGCACATCATCAACATCATTCACGAATCCGTTATATACATTGTCATAAACATCAATCAGTCCCTTATATTTCAACAAGTCAGGACGTTCATATTTATTCTTAGGAAACGGAATGAATGGAATACGTCCAAAATTATGATGCAATACATTGCCGGTTCCAATCTCCATGCCTGTAGCAACGTCATACGTAGTAAATCTATCAGTCAGTTCAGACAAATCAGAATAGCCAGGGTTCATTGATTTAAATACTGTGCAATCCTCGTCAGTCCAATATTCATGAACCTTATAATACTTACCATCATCAGGATTAAGCTGTGAGTACGTTCTTCTAACGGCTAACAGCTTCTTATCCAGGTCATTAGAATAGATAGGTGTTACTTGATCAGGAGGAACAATGCCATATCTAAATTGATTCTGTTCATCGATCCAATAGTGAACCCATGCAACTCCCGCATTAGCAGCATCAACAACTAGTTGATTCAACCGCAAATTAAAGTTATCACCTAAAGTATTCTTAATCTCGTCATTGAGTGAATCATCCTCCACATCAATTGAAGGTGGAATGGTTGCTAAATATCCTGCCTCCTGATCGACAAGTAACTGATGATAGTTCGAACTAACACGATTATCAGCACTACGTAATGGATCATCTTTCCCATGTTCATTAACCTTCGACTCGCCATCATTTCTAATAGTAATGTCATTCTTATTGAAATAATATTTCAACGACTTATCAAATCTACCGTTGAATTCCATTCTTCGGGCATCAGTATTTTGTAGCAACCTCTTCATTGCTTCTATTTCCAAGGTTTGAAACCTCCCTTCCTAATTGTTGATTCAAGTGAATATCTTGTGGCATCCATAGCATGAT